CGTCTTGCCTAACACCTGATCTTGGATGCCCTCTTTTTGTCGTTGGAGCCAATCATTGTAAGTGAGTTTGTCTTCTGGTGTGCCCGTGAACCGTTTTGCTTGATCTACTTTCAAGCCTAGCTCTTTCCATGAACGCAAGACGGGCACTGTGGTCGTCCGGCAATTATAGTGGAACGGTGGTCGCGGCCCCTCGCCTACGGGATACACACTGCCGTCGATCGACCTACAATATGCCGTGGTTCGTTCATCCAACACAGCAACTAATTGGATGGCTTTAACCAAGTGCTTGTTTTCAGAGAAGAATGCATCTTTTCCAGTTTCAATGACTTCAGCATGGGCACTGCGTACCACGGCTTCGATTTGTGCCCGTGTCTTATTCAAGACACCATCCACGAACCGATTGGTTTTGGTGCCCTTGATTGAAGATAGAATGTCGCCCGTAGCATTCTTGTCCCACATCCCTCGACGAACTGCTTTCATGACCCGAGATGTGGTGTCTCGCTGGATTTGTCGAAAGAGCGTGTCGATCTTAGATTCTTCGACACGAAGCTTATCCAAAGCTTTGTTTATGGTGCTCGCCGTCACCCGTTTGATTTTGATTCCGTCCGGAACGATGCCTTTGAACGCCTTGGTCTGCCATCCAATCTCTTGACGCAACGAGTCTTTGACTCCAGCGAGAAGTTCCCGCTTGGCTTGGAGTAATCCCTTACCGATTTGATCGGAGACGGCTTGGCGCAGGTATCCGTATCGGGCTCCACTTGGTCCCGACAGATTCTCTATCCTGCGGCCGACGTCTCCGATCAAATCGGTAAGGGTGGTCTCGTTGAAAGCTTTGACGGAGCGTAACACCTCACCCATCTTCATCTCTTCGATGTTATGGGCATGAGCTACGACTTGGTCAAGGATGGCTTGATTGGCGGAGGGCATGCGATTAGCTCCAACGAGATGATCTTTCCGGCGAGTTCGTGCGTACAGTCCTGATGGTAGTGTATCTTGCCATGCGATATCGTCGCGTGACACACGTAGTTACTGGCATGTTGTCTGCGTAGCACAATCTTCATCGCCGGACGAAACGTGGGGTATTCGACATCCCCATCGAAGGTCCAGGAGTCGTCCTGGAAGTTATGCCCAAACTTACATGCCGGACATTCAACCAGCCATCCCGCCTTTGCCTTGCTTCCCTCTTCCGTTTCCACCCTTGTTACCCGTGCCCGTTGGAAGTTGCCCCGAATTCTCTGGGTCATTGTAATCTCCGAGGGCTGGGCCCTCTTGTTGGAGTCGTTCTTGAACGACCTCTGCGGTCACATCATCGTTCAACACACCACGACGCTTTGCCTCGTTGATTAGGGTCTCATGGTCCAAATCGCCCTGCGCACGGGCACCGAGAATCCAATTCAAATCGTCCGTCGCTCGCGGAGACAGCGAGAAGTCGCTAAACACGTCAAGCTGAAATTCGGGTGGTAGCTCTTGATTGAGCCAGCGGGCGGCGGCCTTGTATGCCTCCGTCAGAGTATTCTCCAATAGCTTGACCCAAGCTTGTATGGTAGTCTGGACTCGCCCGGCATCGTCAATCAATTTGCCGGTGGCGGTTTGCCCTCCGCCCTTTTGTACGAGAGGTTGTGCTCCCAAGACCTCCATCAGCTCTTGGAGCTTATCCAAGTCTTGCTGTCCTGCCTCGATCGACGTGCCCGTGTACCCCACGTACTTCAAATCCGCTTCGGTGCTAGTAGTGCCTACGAAGGCGTTGGGGCCCACGGTGATGCCGGCATCGACTTGTTCGTCGGTGAACCCTTTGCCGAACAGAATGCCGATGCGGGCAAACCGCAAGATATTCCGCTGGTCGGAGTAACTCTGCCAGTGGGCGATATTTAGGTACGCCAAAGCTTCCAAGGGGAGCTTACACTTGCGATACCCCGTCGGCTTGCCCAAAGTCAGGGTGATGAGGGGCACTCCCCCGAACGTATGTTCGCCTTTCGCCGACACAGTCCAAAGACGAGTCTCGGGGTCTTTGCGCCAAAGCTCCCACGTGTCGGTGCGATACACGCGAACGTATTGAACTTCGCGGTCACCAAACTCCCCATATTTCTCGACGCGACATTCACGAATGCGAATCTCCGTCACATCCTTCTGGCCGTTCTCCTGATACTCCTCCCGCACACCTAACACGTTCTTGCTTTGGAGATGGACGAAGATCGGCCGGGCACCCTTGGCACGTTCGTCAGCGAGGGTGTCTGTGGGAGCAATCTGTGGGTAGTCCACGAGAATGTCCGACATGCCGTACGCCAAAGCATCCGCAAATAGACCCCGAGCGAACTTGTTGAGGTCATCACCACATCGCGTGACGTCCTTGTCGAAGTCCTTCAGAGCACCTTCCGGTGCTTTCTTGATCGTCACGGGCTTGGAGAACGGTTTGCTGGCCAGCTTATCCACGGTGTCCGAGAATGCTTCGAACAAGAAGCTACGCCGCAAGCGGTTCTTATATGCGGGATCGCTTTCGTCCGTTTCTTGCGGAAGCCACTTAGTGGCCGCCGTACGCATGGCGGGTGTGCCTCCAAGCAAATCGTCCACCATGTCCCATCGGTGGTGCATCTCTTTGTACGCGAGTGAGAGCACATCCACCTGATCCTCAGGCTTTACTGCAGCTCCCGTCGAGGTGGTCGTCAAGTTAGGCATCAGTATTACTCCTAGCGAGCTTAAATTCCAATTCGTTGATGTAGACTCCGCACGCCATCAGCCGATTTACCAACTCATCCTTCTCCAGCTGCATCTGTTGAAGACGATTATTACAGTCGTGTTTCAGTCTACGCTCGGAAGCGATGCGACCCTCTTTGCCGTTTATCTCTTCCTGTTGCCGTTCACAGATCGCATCCAACCGACCAAGCTCCCGCTGTAGTCGCTGGGATAGCTCTCGGTGATCCGCCACGAGTTGATCATGGGCGGTCATTTTATCCTTGCGTCGTGTCGTCGCAAAGTGTAGCAAGGCACCAAAGGCCGTACCCGCTGCGCCCAACGCCAACCACCATGGACCTGTGGTCGGGGCTTGTTGGGTGAGAATGGGGGCCGTAGTCGCGACGGCCAACGCTCCCGAGACGATAAGAATGGTCTGAGGCACTACAGCTCCTAAGCCAAGGCAATAGTCGTGACGGTGCCTGAAGAGCCTTTGAACTTCAGACTACCCGCTTGAACGTATAGAACGCCTCCACCAGTAGGTGTAGCAGGTGTCGATCCCACATTCTCCATCCGCACCATGCCGCCAATCTGCAATCGACTCAATGTATCGTCGGTGGCGGTGCCCAACAACGTGCGTCCGCCGGATTTGATAGTTAATGCGTTAGCACCCGACCCCTGCTCGACAATAAATGGCTTGACAAAGCCATTTATCGCGTCACGTAAGCTCCAATCGTTGTTACCGATCGCTCCCCAATCCCACAGAGCAGTGCCCGCACTCAAAACGCAATACGTTCCACCTGCCTCGTTAGCACCTTTGTCCACCGTAATGGACGCATGGCCCCCGCCAGTTGGTGACGTATTTCGCACGATCAGTTGGGCTTCCGTGAGATTGTTGAAAACCACGCTTGACGTGAGGACGGTTAAACCCGGGAGAGATAGATGCCCCACCGAGTCTATGCCCATAGACATCGTGAGGGTAGTGGCGTTATCCCTAATGGTAAGCCCGCCAACATTGGAGTTAGACAGAAAGGTAAATCCGGGATCACCATTGCGAGCTTCGATCACGATTGCCGCGTCGGAACCCTTCGTGCCAATGGGGCCCGGGGTTTTCCAAATACCATCATTAGCGTCAATGTACCATCCGCCCCGGACGTTGTCGGTAGCTCCCTTGGTGATGAGTCCCGTTCCGGTTCCACCCCAATTCAGTACACCCAAAACTACGTTCACACCCCCATTGCCGGTGACGGTGATGATCGACTTGGTCGATGCTGCGGAATTAATGATTTGGACGTTGTCGATAATTACCCCACCAATCGACCCGAATGCCCCACCGTTGTTAATGTAGATCGGTTCGTAGTCCGCTCCCGCCGTTGCGATGTAGGAATTACCGATCTGTATGGAAAAGAATGACCCAGTGCCTTCGGTTTCCAGTCGAACTCCGTTGCCCGTGATTCCGTCGATCGAGCAACTGCTAATGATCATCTGCGTAGAACTGATTCCATCTCCGAAATAGAGCCAGATGGCATGACCCAATCTTGGACCGACGAACTTCGTGTTGTCGATCTTCATGCCGCCCCCCGACTCATATCGGATGGCAGCTTCGGTGGTATGGTAGGCATTCTCTACGAAGTAGCAGTGGTCGATACACCAATCACCACAGTCCGCATTAGCATCATTCCGTAGCCAGAATCCGTATTTCCT